TTAACGCCGTAACCGCTCTGGCTTTTTCCAGTGGTACGTAATTTTTTCTTTCTCCCGATACAGTTCAACGCGGCGATTGTAGGCCAGCATTTCCAGAACGCGGATCCGTATGTCGCGCATATCCGCATCATTAAGCTGGATACCATCACGGCGCATCACCTCAGCAACAACACGCGCATAATTTTCGGCGGTCATGCTGTCCGGCTGCGTGGCCTGTTCGTCAGCCTGCTGGCTGATTCCGGCGACGCGGCGGATTAATCCCAGTATTTCGGCTTCTGTCATTGTGCCCCCATCGCGCTGGTGAAGAAAACAAGCTCAGATTTTTTGTAAAGAATCTGTCACGCTAAAAGATGTCGAACAAAAATTAACCACAATCATCATCTTTTTTGAATCAACCACATTAAAAACAACAGGTTACACACATGATGATGATGACGATAAAATCACAAAAATGCGCTTTTTTCCGCGCCGCCCGCCCCGTGTTCAGGCCCACCCCACCAGGAGGACCCGCAAAAAAGGCGGCTGGTGCCGCCTTGTTGTCATAGTGAATCTGTCCCGCCTGATTTGACCATACCGCGATAATCCAGAGCTGCCACACCTGCATCAATACGGACTTTCCAGGCCACGCCGTCAACGATAAAACCTTCCTGCTGTTCAAGGTAAGGCTCGTCATTGCCATCAAGATAAGCCACCTCGATTGTGTCCGTTCCCTGTGCGGAAAGCATGTACCATTGTTTTTCGCTGATATCATCAAGGCGGGGATCGACGATGATATCAAGTAGCTTGTGATACGGGTTAAAGATCCCGCTGTTTTTATCAGCCCCGAAAGGTGCGGTTGAGTTAATCATCTGCAACGCGCGATCTTCCAGTGCTGCCGGAACTAAAAGGAATTTAGGCGCAATATTCAGCACTTCGCCATTTTTGTCCTTCTGTGTGCGCATCAGGTGACGTGCTGCACTAAGTCCCGGTGTTGTCAGTCCTGCTTCAATCAGGTTGCTGTGTTTTTTGTCAAACAGCGCTATTCCGTCAGAAAGTTTTACGTTGCCTGTAAGCACCAGATTAACCAGATTTCCCACCGTTCTTGATGCAGCACGGCCCATAGCCATTGGCACCGTTGATAACTGATCAAGGTCATCATTGATTATCGCCTGGCGGGTAATGCTGAAAATATTCCCGTAAGTAGCCAGCGCGATGGGTTCACCGCGATCGCTGGTGGTGATGTATTTATATTCTGCCCCTTCCGGCACTTTGTTTAACGTTGAGAAGCCATTCATACCAACGCGGCGGGCTTCCCGGAAGTTTGAAAGGGAACCTTTTTTCGTCCACTGGCGGAATGTTTCGCCGCTGTGCTCCCAGCCTGCAAGCACTGATTTTTCAGCGCCACCAGCAAGGATATCGGTAAAATCGCTGCTGCTGTGGGTGAATGCCGCGTTTACTATCTGCGAGCGTGTGCTGTAGCTGCCCGTGCTTATACCACGATGGGTTAATGATGCCTGTGCCATATCGAAAAGGCTCATCATGGCGTAAGGATTACCGCGTTCGGCCCGTTCGTGACCAAGACGCGCATTAAGCCCCTGGCGCATTGCATCGCCGGTTATGTTGCCGTTATCCGTGTACGCGTAGTAAAGATTTGCGGGGGTGGTTTTGTTTGTTGGCGTTGATTCTTTACCCATAGCGAGTAAAAGGCGTTCGCGTGCATTCTCAACGCTACATTCTGAATCAGCAAGACAACTTATAGCCAGGTCGTTATATCTTCCGTTGAACGTGCCAAACAATTCACGGATGCCGTTAAGTCGTTCCTGTTCGCCACTGCCAGTTTTCTGGCTGATCATGCTTTTAATTTTTTCCGGCATATTTGAAAAATCTCCGATTCGTTTTGATTCAATTCGGGCCATTGCTGTAATCGCGGGTATAACCTCATCTGCGAAGCCGTTAGCCTTACACTCATTGCCATCCATCCAGGTTTCCGCCTCCATCATGGCGGTGATTTCCTGTTTGCTCCTGCCCGTTCTTCCGGCGTAGGTTTCCGCCATCGTGTCGCCCAGCTTGTCCATCAGGTCAGCAAAGCGGCGAACGTCGCCCGACACTCCGGCAGTAACACCACGGGGGGCATGTATCATCATCATCGCGTTTTCAGGTATAACGATGTGATCGCCACACATGGCAATAAACGAGGCCATAGAAGCCGCCATGCCTTCAATGTGTACAATTTTCTTTGCCGGATGATTTTTCAGGGCGTTATAGATAGCCAGCCCTTCAAAGATGTCGCCACCAGGTGAATGGATGCGAAGATGGATTTCAGACGCATTACCACACGCGTTGATCTCGTCAGTAAGTGCCGATGCTTTTACACCGTACCCGCCGATCTCGTCATAAATGCGCACATAGACAACATCTGCCATAGCCTTAATGGAAAACCATGTTTTCATAGCCAGACCCCTAACGTTGCCCTGTACCAGTATTCAACCGCGCTGCGTGTGATTTGTCCTTTCGTGGGTACTGGCATACCCGGGTGATTATCTTTGATGAACTGCTGATAGCGTTCGATCTTCTCCATAGTTCCGGCGTCTATGTGTACCGTGGCACTTTTATCCGGCTTTCTGGTGTTGTTCTCTGGCATAAATCCGCCTCCGTTTTGATTAACGGGCATCATTATTGATCGATAAAAGTAATAGATAAATCATTTTCTACCTGAAAATTAGATTATGATTTTTCTGATTATTCTCAGAAAGGCAAAGTTATTGACGCATTTTTGCCATTGAAGCAGTATTAAGACTCGTCATCCTGGCGATAAAAACTCCTTTGTCGTGTAAAAGCGCCTCCGGTAACAGCAATCGGGGGCGCTTTTTTTGCGCCTGTTTTTTGTAAATGTTTTCGGGAACGTTCCGGTGATGAACAAAAAACAACCTGATTCGACACTAAAAATTTTTATTTCTCAACATATCAATAACTTATAGTGGTGGTGATGGTGCCATAAAAATCAAAAAATGCGCCTTTTTCCGCGCCCGCCCGCCCCGTGTTCAGGCCCACCCCGCCAGGAGGACCCGTAAAAAAGCCGGATTGCTCCGGCTTCTGTCACTCGTCGCTTAAAACGGTATGTTATCCCCGTACGGATCATCATTCCCCGCCTGTTGTTTTGCCCTGTTCAGCGCGTCAGTAGCCTGGCCCTGTTGACCTTTTTTGCCGCCCAGTCGCGCCGTTCGCGCACTGATTACACTGTCTGCGATAACCTGCCAGCCCTGCCGCGTTTCTCCGTTCTGCCCAGTCCACTGGCTGATCTGCATGTTACCCGCCACGCTCAGGAGTTCACCCTTGCGGTGCCTTTCCAGTGCTTCGGCCTGTCTGCCAAATGCCAGGACGGATAACCACATCGTCGCCGTTCCGTCATCTGCCTGGCTGCACGGAAGGGGGACCGCCATACGCGCCAGCGTCATCGGTGTGCCCTTGCTGGTCTGTTTTACCTGCGGGTCGTCCACCAGCCGCCCGTAAGCGGCTATCTGTGCTGTCATGATTCCACCTCTCCGGTTTTAACGTTGATTGTTGTTACCTGTTCCGCTTCGGCAATCTCCCGCTCTGTCAGCGTGGCAAAATTTGCCGCCGTCGTGGTCATGAATGCGCTTATCAGTTCGGGATGTGCTTTCGCGTATCCTTCCCCCGTGTTGCGGTCGATGATTTTTATCGCCACTCTCAGCCAGTGCTCTGTAAGGTCAATGGCGCGGTTATGCTGCTTCTTCTGATTATTAAGTTTTCCTGATGTGCGCATTTTTATTTTTACCCCCTCGTTTAAAAAGTTTTGAGTTGTGCCTCCCCTTGTCTACCTTATCTACCTTACTGGCCACCATGCCAGTAATGGCGAGGCTTTCAGTGGGGTAGAGTGCTTTTATCCACTATCTACCCCGTATCTACCTCCCTGTCTGATTCAGGTAAAATCAGGTAGAGAGGGTAGATAGTAGGTAGACAGTAAAAAAAGGCTGTCTACCCAAGTTAATGTACTGAATTAAATGTATTTTTCTTTACTCAGGTAGACAGGGTAGACAGCCATTGCAACAAATTATAAAAACGCGTCGCAATCGTCTGTTGTTATTGCGTTAGTCTGCGTTACTCCTTTAACTTTCCGCGTAATATATTCATGTCCGTAAACTTTCGCGGCTGGCTTCATAGCCTTGCCAAAGTCATTTACGTTTAGCGGTTTGCTCCTGCCTGCGTACGCCATAAACGCCAGATAGACGCGGTAAAGGCTGTTTCTGGTCGTGTACTTCACTGAATCGCCACCGCCGCCCATCATCAGGCCGCGTGCTTCCTCCAGAAAATTCAGGAACTGGCAAAACTCAATAACCGGATCCGTCTGTTGCTTTATTGCCAGTGCTTCATCACCGTCACGCTGTTCCAGTAGTAAAGCCCGTGCCTTCTCAGGGTCGGTAAAGTTCGCCAGCAATCGGCGGATAATGACAGGGATTTCAGCCGCAATCTTTTCCGGTAGCTCCCTGTCTTTTTCGGCCTCACTGACGATATTGTCGAAACGGAAAATCACGCGACGACGTGCCACACCTCCGGCCCGTTCGGTGAATATCATCGGGTTGTTGTTGGTCGCCAGCACCACCGCCCTGATTACCGCCGTAAAACGCTTTTCATATTTCGGGTTAATTTCCACGGGGTCACCGCCCGTGATTTTCTTGATGCCCGTTCCTTCGCCTGTATATTTCGGCTGGTCAGCCAGGACGATAAGGCGACTCCCGACAACCTGCGCACGTCCACCAGCATCATCAAGCGATGTCATTTCAGCGCTTACCGTGTTCTGTTTCCCTGCCAGAAGGCTGGCTATGTGTGTGAATGTACTTTTACCGCTCCCGCCGTCTCCGGTGGCCTCAATAAACATCTGCCAGTCGTACCGGTTCGCCATAATCATGTACAGCGCGGCACATATCCGCATCATCTTGCGCGGGTCTTTTCCGGCTGCGTGCTCAAGCCATTTATGAAAGTTTGGCGCGTTATCGCGGATGTTCTCCCCTGGTGCTGGTGGCGTGTACTCAATACCGTTGTGCGTGGTGATCCAGTTCTCCGGCGTGTGCGGGGAAAATTCCCCCGTTTTCAGGTCAAGCGCACCATTGGCAAACGGCAGCAAATCGCCGGACGGCTCGCCCATTGGTTCGGCAATAACTTTTAACGCTTCCACGGCGTTATTGATTACGCGCTTGCTGAAAGTGGCCCTGTGCTCTGAATAGATCGCCACCATTTCGCGGCTAAGTTCCATTGTGCTGACCGGACACCATACCCCGCCGCGCCATACGTGAACGATTTCACTTTCAGGATGCACGCAAACGCCATCAAATCGTCCGGCAAGAAGTTGAGCGCGCTCACTGTCCGCCATCTGCGAAAGTTGCGCCTTTTGCTTTACAGGAAGCTCAATAACCAGCCCATCAGAAAGATTCTGGCGCTCACTGGCCAGATATTCGCGCCAGTTCTCCACCTTCTGACCGTGCATACCATCAGGGTAAAAATTTGCATCCTGTACGCCTGCCGCCGCCAGCTTCTGACCAATCGCCTTTATCATTACTGGCGCAAGATATCCGGCCCTGAATATGCGCACGGATTTTCTGCCTTCCGGCACAATTTGCAGCTTATCCAGTTCTGATAACTGCTGCTCCCCAAGCCACACAGGAGGCTCATTATCTCCGGCCATACGCGCGTCATGTTCCTGCCATTGTTTCGCGTGTGACCAGGCATCACTACCCGCAAAAATAATGACTTCTGTTTCTTTGTGTTTTATGCCGCGTGGCTGCTGTTTTACGTTCGGTGCCAGTTTCATTTTTTGCCCCTGAATCCGTTAATCATGTTTTTCATCTTCTGAATATTGGCGCGTGCTTTCTCCCTGCTGGTGGGCACGTTACGCGGTACTGCCTGCACAAGAGAAAAATCACGCCGGAACTGATAAACAGGCATCACGCAATCATATTCGTAACCTTCACG